ATCACAGAACCAACCAGTAACTAATTCTACATTTGGTATACTTATTGGAAGCTCTCCGTTAAGAGCAAATTTGCCAACTGGATGACTTGGTCCCAATTGACTGCTTTTTGTAAACCAAGCCTCTGGCAATCCTACAAAACTATCAAACCCCCATACTGTTTGTTTGGAAAAATATCGACTGATACGAGCTATAGTTCTTCCTTGCCAAACACCAAACTCCATCACATTACCTAATACTGTGGTAGAATTGAGTGCCTGCCAAAGGTGATTGTATCTTTTGGCTTTTTTAGTAGTGCCAGATGTTTTAGACACAGCGGCATTGTGAAAACAATCTATGGTATAATTACTGCTGTTAATCATATACGTTGTTGACAATATTCGGTAAGCATGCGTTCTCGATGCCACTCGTTGCCTTGTGGTGTATCAGCAAACTCATGAAAGCATGGAGTGCCCAAGGTATAATGCAAGAGCTTGGCGTCGGGGTTTGGCCCGTATTCATCGGGCAACCAATTCCATTCTGGCGGCAGTTCGCCTATGCGTTCATCAAGTAACCATGAGAAGCGATGCAACTCAGCACCTGTGGCTTTTTGCACAAATTCAGGTGTGAGACGTCTATTGGGATGACTGTTGCAATTCCACAGTATCACACTTGACCAGTTTTTGCGTGGATAATCTTCGTTCTTAGAACCAAGATACTTTTCAGTCCGGCATGTTTTGTAATCGTGCTTGACTACCATAACATCTTTGTCAAGTTGTCGCAAAGCCCAAAGTTCTGAAATGTCTCCTCGCACAATCATATCGCCATCAATGAACACAGCCCAGCCTTCGTATTGCATGAGATATGGCACAAGAAATCGTGTATAGATAAAGTGATTGCTGCCGTCTGTGTGTGTTTCACTATAGTCTCGAAACAAGTTTAACGCCACTGGCACAATGGCCACAGGCTGACTGCTGTTGCGAATAATTGAATTTACACAGGTGTGATAAGCAATGGCTTCACGCGGATCATACCCAATAAAAATTGGAATTGGTTTCATTTGGGAACATATATTGTGTCGCCATCTTTTCGAACTACTGCTCGATATTCAAGACGTTCAATCAGTGCATAGTATTCATCAACATTGTATCTATGCAAACTCTTGTAATCGCTGCCACCTGTAAACTCTACCATCAGTGTTGGTTTGTGTTTTTTAATTGTTTCCACAGCACCCTTGAGCACTTCAAACTCCCATCCTTCAACGTCGATCTTGATTAGATCTACAGTGTCAAATTCAAAACTGTCAAGACGTCGACTGGGAATATCGTATATCTTTCGAGCTTTTCTTTTTCCCACGTATGTCAAATAAGCATCGTCCAACAACTGGAAGCTGCCAGAATTCTTGCCGCTGCGATATGCACCTTTGAGTATGGCTTCTTGATTGCTTATAGCACAGTTATGAATAGTTACTCCTTGAATATTTTCAGTATTGAGTTTCAAGCATTCAAAATGATCTACCATTGGCTCAAACGCTGTGACTTGATCAAAATGTTGTTTCCAGTGCAACACACTAATGCCAACGTGCGCACCTATGTCAATTACATGACGAAATTTTGTTACACTTTCTAAAGCCACAAGTCGAGATTCTTCTCCAAACTTGTAAACGGAATTGCGGTCGCTGAATTTAGTAAAAAAGTCTGAGAACGGCAGGTGGAGATTTTCAACTATGTGAGTCATTATTTTCTTTCAATATCTTCTTCTATGCAGTTTTCACCAAACTGTATTTCGATAAGTTTAAGTGGATGATCTGTTTCGTTGCACAGTTGATGCCACTCGTTGCGATTGATCCAACATGACTGATGTACAGTCATGTGGTCCTTCTCGTCTCGATCTGTACTGGAATCCAGTGTGTATACTTTAGCTTCACCCTCGGCCACAAACCAAAACTCTGCACGTTGATCATGTCGTTGCATGCTCAAACATGTTTTGGGCATAACAGTAAGTTCTTTGAGTTTGGTATTGGCGCCCACTTCGTGTAGCACACGATAGTATCCCCAGGCTCGATCTGTCTTGGGCTTTTTCCACTCTTCAAGAATCCATGAGCTAGAATTCTTTTTATCTTGACCACCTATGCCAAACACAAACTCTAAATTGGCATCTACCACATCCATTTCAGGAATGTTTTTGTCAGTGCGATCTCCACCATTGGCAAATACCAACATTGCGTCAGGGTAATGTGCTCGAACTTGTCGGATAAATTCTTTAGCCGAGCCATCTGTATCGTCAAATGTGTACACTTCGTCTACCATGGCAAGATTGTTTATCACACACAATCTTTCCGTCCATGGCATGAACGGCCGACCTTTTTTACGAGTCAGCCATTCATCTGAATTGAGCCCCACAATCAGCATGTCGCCCAGTGTGCGGGCTGCTTTAAAATAAGCAATGTGTCCAGAATGCAGCGGATCAAACCCGCCTGTTACAAGTACAATTTTCATGCAGGTATTTACACCTGTATGTCTTCCATGCCAGCAGTTCTTAGTCGTACAACGTGTCCCATTTGCCACTGCTTGGTATCCAAGCCCTTCATGATTCCCAGCCAACGATTGCGCAGATATGCTACTTCGTTGATTATGGTTTCGTAATCAATTACTTCGTCTTCGCCGTCCACATACTTTTCAGCATCTCTACTGGTAAGCGCACGAGCATATCCTTCTAGGTACTTTTGAAAGTGCTTTCTACGTATCTTGCGCAGTTGGATATTAAGATAGTTCAACACAGCTTCAATTTCTTGAAGTTGGTTGTATCTAAACTCAGTTATGCCCGGAAGTGCTGTTATGTTTTTTTCAACAATTCCAGCAATGCGACAGTCTTTTTTAGCGTCAGTTATTTCACGCTCGTAATGTGCTATAAAATCTGGAATAGCATCAAGACCGGCCACTACTCGACTATACCACATGTTCTAGTTCCTTTTGTAACCAAGGAAATGTTTTTTTCCAATTGGTTCCTCTACGTTGATCGTTTTCATTGAGATACATTAATAACTGATGTTGCTTGATTGTATCTTCTCGGCAATTTTTTTCCAACTTGTTTACAATTCCAAGAAATGTATCTCGAGATGTTTTATCATCCCAGGTTGTGTTTGGTAACAGTTCTGCAACTTGATTTAGGTGCGATTCAAACTTGCTAAAATTAAAAATAGTTGGACTGAAAATACTGTCATTAATTGGTAACACTAGATGCATGTACCAAAATATAGTTTGCAGCTGATTCCATTCGTTAAACTTAGTAACCAAATTGCTCATAGTCGGTATCGATAAAGAAGTAATTGTAGAAAGTAACCCTATTCTAAATTGACCAAACTTGATTAACTCTTTCATGTTGTGTTCAAACATTGTGCAGTCAAACCCATTACGAATATACTCTTGCTCAGAACCCCAACAATCAACACTGGCTTGTATGTCTACACGTTTTAAATTGCCATTTACAACAAACTTTGCAAGTGTTGTCAAATGTGAATGTATTGATTTGTACGGTAAACTGAGGTTGGTTACTAAGTTAAATTCAAGGGCAGGATGAGGCATTGTATCTACATATTCAATTAGCTCAATGAGATCAGTCTGAATAAGTGGCTCACCGCCTAAAATTTGCAATCGTTGTAAACTAATGCTGTGCTTTTTAAACCAGTTCCAAAATTTTGGGTTGAGTTCACGATACCGATTGTCATCGTAATTAAAATTATTTTGAGACAGTATGGCTCCACCAAATTTTTTGTCTTCGGTCTGAATACTTGAACTGTAACTAGCATTGCAATAGATGCATTTTAAATTGCATGCATTTGAAAAAAATACTTCGAGTATAACTGGATTAACTGTTGTGAGAGTAGAATCGTTATCTAACTCTGACGGATAGACATTAGGTATTTGATTTTGAAACTGTCGGTCACTGTATCCGTCAGCACTTTCGATATCTTTACAATACTCACATCCGTCACCTGGCCACTTTCCTTCAAGCATAAGTTGTCTTGCTTGAATTTTTTTATCAGTGTTATGGAAATTGTCAAAGTCATCGGCGATGACTGACATACTAGACCTGTGACAAGATCCAGTACGTCCAGTGTTTAAATAGATAGTGCTCCAAGCCCACTTAGACCTACAACTAGTATCTGAAATGATTGGAAAATATCTATCATTAGGCATCAATTTTCCCAGTCGTCTTCGTTGTAATCTTCTTCTTCGGGATCTTCTTCTTCATCTTCTGCATAGTCTTTGTCGTTGTCAAGATATGCAGTTAGTGCTCGTTTGATATCAACGTCACCTTTGAACGCGGTCCGAATATCTTCAACATCACTATCATTGTCCATTAAAACTTGTACTATAGTTTCTGCTGCCTCGTTACGATCAACTGTGTTTACAAATCGCTTGAGTTCACCCCAAATTTCTGCTGCTATTGCTTCGCTCATTCTGCTTCCTCCTCGCCGGTACTTACCTCTTCCTTGATGTTTCCAAAGTCTTTCATCACAGTATCAAGGCAGTTGTCATCATTACGTTCCCAACCTTTGCGGAACTTCTTGATGATTTCACCTTCGCTTGTGGTGAACACCAGGCTGTTGCCTTCTTTTTTCAGCAGGCCTTTTTTCTCAATCAAGTCAGTGAGGCCCGAGTAAGGACTCATGCCTGTTGTGTAAGGAATCTTCACTTGCACGCCTTCGAAGGGTTTGGCATAGCGTGTTTTCATGACTTTACAGCCTGCACGGATGCCCATGACATCAGTGATCTTGTTGCCGTCCTCGTCCTCTTTCAGCTTCATCTTCTTCATGGCCACCACAATTGATGAGGCGTAAATGAAACCTTGACCGCCGCTGATTTTATCGTCTGGGTCAAACATATCCTGGCTTGCGTATGTGTGATTGGTACAAACCAAACCCACATTATATGAACCAAACATGTTCACACAGTTACGCACCAAGGCGGTGAGAGCTTTGGGTTTACGTCCGAGATCACCCTTCATTTCGCCTGCATCAAACTGGTTAACATCAGTGGGCGTTAACAACATGCCCAATGAGTCAATCACAAACATGACCTTTGGCCGCTCGCCATCGGGCAAGGCCTTGTAGTCACTCATGAATGTTGAGATAGTTTTGGCCACATCATCAATCATGGCCATGCTCAGTTTGAGTAATTTTGAGTCACTTGTGTCAACACCAAGTGCCTTGAGCCAATCTTCATCCAGTGCGTTTTCACTGTCAATCAGCACCACAAAGATACCTTGCTCTTGTGCGTTCTTGATAATGTTACCAGAACAAATATAACTTTTGCCTGCACCTGAGTCTCCAGCAAACACTGTGACCTTGCCCAATGGAATACCACGATTCCAGTCTCCGCTGATCAAATAGTTCAAGGCAAAGTTGCCTGTGGAGATCCAGTCTGTT